GCACTTTTCCATGTACTCCACTCATCGGTATTAAATGCAGTGATGTTAGATACTTCTTTAACTGCTACAAAGTTTCCACCTACACTGGTTGTAAAATCAATATGCCAATCTTTTGCTTCTCTTAATTCAACAGTTGGAAATAATTTTACACCACCATACCCATAAATTAATTCATTTATAGGATTTTTACTACGCCATACATGAACACATTTAGTTGCAGGCACACCTTTATAAATTTCATCTGCGTCCTTTGGTTCATAACTAAAATCAAATCCTTCTACAAGTCTTGCGTCAGCATCAACAACGTAAAACATTTTGGTTTTGGCAAGTTCTGCACAACGTTTATGTGCATTAAAAATACCTTTTACATTTTTTACATGCTGAGCATGTGGAGCCACATCTAGTAATAGTTCGTAACTTTCTTCTGCAAATGGCTCGTGATAACTTAATAGAAAAACATCATACATTATAATTTACCTTGTTCTCTCATTTCTGCTCTTATTTTTGTTGCACTAATATTATGAATATCTTTTCCTAGATCGTGTTGAGTAAATGTATATCCAACACCCCTACCATAACTTATGTCTACTATGTTTGGTACACATAAGATATTGTAATCTTTTTGATATTTAAAACCTTCTTTGGCTAATGCATCCACTATTGATTCTTCAATATCTTGAAACTCAAAAGGATTATCATCCTGCTTTATTTCTGTTCTTCCTGCTCCAGCATCTACGTCTTTAGGAACATCTCTCACCATTATACATACCTGTCCGGTTTCTGCTATTGCTTTTTTAAATAACTCTGTATGACCATCATGCCAAGGTTGCCATCTACCTAACATCTGTGTTGTTGGTTTCTTCCAATCAAACATTATTTTTCTCCATGTAACGTTTCACAACTAAAAGTAATTGTGCATGTGTATCATTAAACCATTCTTTAACATGATAATCGCATCTGATAGGTTTTTCAAACATTGCGTTTGTATCTTCATATCTGCCTTTATCAATAGTGTCCATCCAAACTGTGTAGTCTGGAGCAAATTCATTTCTTGCTCTTTCAGTTGGACAAACAAAATCAGCAACGGCAATACCTCCGGCACTAACTACACCATCGGCTAAATGTCGCATTCTTTGTGCTTGTCTAATTCTACCTTCAGGACTAAAGTCCCAATCTTTATATTTTTCTCTTACTGCATCAGCGTTTAAATGCACTCCATTTATTAACTGTGCAAATGGTTTTGCTAAAGTAGTTTTTCCACTTCCTGGCAATCCATAAATTAGTATTTTCATAGTTCGTATTTTTCCCAATCAACGTTTTCGAAACCTTCGTCACGTTGAAGATTAATAGCATGTCCTTTTATTTTGCCTTCCCAATTAATATCATTAATTAATACTCTGCCTGTATCAGCAAATCCCATAATTAACATATCAAATGGAATACCTGCTTGTCGTAAAGCATTTTCTGTAACTGTTCTATGGCTTTCTCTTCTACCAGTTATAAGAACTATTCTACAGCCTTTTGCTTCCCATTGTCTAAATTTTTCTAAGACTCCTGATAGCATTTTAGGTGGATTATGTATCAAATCAAAATGTCCCTTCGCTACATAATTAAATATTGTTCCATCAATATCACAAATTACTGTTTTCATAGGTGTTTAAATTCGCTTTTCTGTTTGTTTAAAACTGTTGGGTCATGGTCTTCCATTTCTTCCTGTGTGTATGTAATGTCGTTTATATTAAAATTATCTAATCCTTCTATCATACTATTGATATTATAATCTTGGTCTTTTGCAAATACAGGTGCAAAAACATCTTCAAAATGATATGTATATGTTTTTGTTGTTTTATGATAAGAAGGTGCAATTTCTTGTTTCCATCTATTTAATTGTATTTGCTCTTGTTGATCATACATTTTAAATACAAACTTGCTTTCTATACCTTGTCTATCTAAATTGTTTAAGTAGTTTATTGCATCTAAATTGTCTACATCTATGTCTGGTGTAATTTCTAGTAGATTACTGCTCTTGTGTTGAGATACGTTAAAGCACGGTGTTGTAAGATACACACTTCTTGTCCAGTCGTTCTCGTACGCACACATTAACGCATAGTTTGTACCTAAACATTGTCCAAAGTAAATTAACTTTTTGGTTTTAGGCAAATATTTTCGTATTAAACTTTTGTGCATTTCTACAGTGTCTTTGATATTATTTTCAAATCCAAATTGAAATAAATTCTCTCCTGGTGTACGCCAACTAATACTATTAACTCCTATCTTCCTCCACGTCAATTGATATGGACTGTACCACGGAATCATACTGTAATATTCAAACCACCAACCCCCATCGTTGTGTGCAATCACAGTTGTGTCACTATCAGCATTTGTTAAACTCCAATAATCACTGTGAACAGTTACATAACTTGGTTTGGGTCTTGCTAATTGTTCTTGAACCCAGTTTTCACTTTTATATTTTTTATATGGAACTCTATTAGGAGTTTGAAAACCTATTGTTGTTAAATCTCCTTGTATAATGTAAAAGTATCCAGGTTGATTAAAAACAGATTCATATTGAACTAGTCTTGGAATGTCATACTGTACAGTAGTATAACATCTCATTCTAAATTGGTCATTGTTTAATCCTACATTCCAAACTAAATTTTTTACTGGAGTCATGTAAACTACAATACAAGGATCATCTTTATAAAAACAGTCGTCAGCCAAACAACGTCTTACTTTTGCGTTAGGAATTTCTACACGTTTTATAACTGTCTGCGGAGTAGGCCCCCACACTTTGTTTCTTTTGGCATGTAAGTAATATTCCCAAAACCATGCGTTGTGATGATAGTTAAAGTCTACTAATTTAATCATATGCCTGATAACTCTACTCTACACATTCCTACATTTCTAAAAAGATTATGTAGTTCAGGTACAGTAAGTTTTTCCTCCATTTCACCAAGTAATGGTTGTATACAGTTTCTATGTTTAGGTTCAGTTGGAATAGGAATATCGTTGTCTTTGCAAAATTGATCAATACTATTAGAAAGTTCTGTATTCATTTGGTCGGCCCAATAAATTGGTTTTGTTGCTATTTCAATAATTGTTTCTGTATGAATATTTTGTTGTGGTCTAATCTTATCTGGCCAAAGTCCTGGATCAGCGTCATTAACCATATGCATCATATTTTTTCCTATTGTTGCATAACCAAGTCTAAGTAATCTGCTTGTTCTTGTATTTCTAAACTTCCAATGTTCTAATCTCATTTCATCTGTAACAGGTATTCTAGCATTTAAATCTGTATCAACTTGAAATACCCAATAACTGTTTCCATTAGTTTTTATCATGCCTTCAATTCTATGCACAAGTTCATTTACATCTCTAATTGCCTTATCCAATTTTGGCTCATAGTCAGCAGTGCCTAAAAAGATTGGTTCTTCTAATGCATGAAATTCTTCATGCAGAGTGTTCAGCATATCTCTGTCAATAGTTTCAAACTCTGTAATTTCATAACCAGCATCTTTTATTATTTTAACGTTTTCTTTTAGGAGTGCAGTTGCTTCTTCAACACCATCACAACCTAACCAATGTCCATGTTGACCAATTGGTTTATCATGTCCCATATCTAATCTAGGTTTTATAACATCTATCCATGCTCTTGTAATTTCATTATCAATTAAGTTCCAATGGATCTTATCGCCATTTTCAAAATGCATTATATATTGCATGGCCATATCTTCTCTCCATATTTCAATTTCAAATAAGCATAATCAAAATCACTGCATTCCAACATAAGTCTAGGATCAAATTCTGTTGTCCAAGATGTTATTTTGATGCCTTCTTTTTGTACATCTTCCCATACTTTTAAACCTTTACAAGCAAACATCATTTTAATATCCACCTTCATTTAATTTCACATGTTCAAAGAAAGGAGCAACTTTAAAGTTTTCTGTGATACGTCCTCTACGCAAACTGTTAGGACTTGGTATACCACTGTCATTTTCTGTATCCCAATTTGCTAACTTAATCCACAATCCACTTCTATGTAAATTTTTTCCTGCACTGTTTGGATCAGCAGGAAACATAAAAGAGTTTGGTTCTGGTTCTAGTGTATCTAATATAGGTTTGTCTCTCCATGTGTTTACATAGTCTTTGTCTAAATTTAATTGACTGCATACCAAATCTACTAGGTCGTCCATCTTTAAATTTTCTTCAACACCATTCATGTACCTGCCAATTTGTCCTACATTCTTTATACGCATTACTACATTTTTTAATCCAACTTGATTAAACAATCTTACCATTTCTTTTGGTGCACTTTCATTTACATCTCTTACAATAATTGTTCCTGTTTGAATAATCATTTTGTTTTTAACAAGATTTTCAAGTGCTTTTACTTTCTTTACTGCACAAGGCATTTCATCTATAGTTTCATACCAGTCATCATTATCAGCACCATTTAAACTTAGGTATACGTGAGTCAATCCTGCTTTTTTAAGTTTCTCAACGTATCCCGCACGAGCAAGTCTCAGACCATTTGTTAATAGTATTTGACGATGACCTAACGCTTTAATTCTTGAGATAATGTCAGGCAGATCTGATCGCATAGTTGGCTCTGCACCTATTATACGAATACTTGCTCGTTTCGGAAACTTACTTAGACAATCAATTAATTTGTCTATATCCATATCTGGAATTTCTCTATTTGGAACATAACAGTTCTTACATTTCATATTACATCGATGCGTGACATCAACGCAAACATCGTTGAAATGATTGTTCTCTGGTTCTAGTTCATAATAATTAAGCATATCTTGTTCTAGCAATGTCCACTATACCTTTCATGTTTGCCCAATTGATTTTACTATCTCTTGATCTAGGAACACTTGCTAATACCTTTAGTAAATCTTCATACTGTGGATGTGTATCTTTCCAAATTGCATTCCATTTGTAAACATCAGGGGTCCATGTACCCCAATCACTTACAAGTGTAAACATAACTGCTCTTGAATTTGGGTAGTCATTACACATCATTTCTACAAAGTCTGGGATTTCTCTGTAGTTGTATGTTTGTACTACAAAATCGAAATGTAGTTTTAATTTTGGAAATGATGCCGCAACATCATTCATAAACTTCATATTTTTGCGTAACTGTTGATAGTCTCCGTCACGTCTTGTAACATTGTAAGTTGTTTCGTGACAGGCATCCCAACTTACGCCTAAGGCTCTTACTCTATCATGTATACGCCACATTTTATTCCAAGTTTTTTCTGTTAGCATAACGCCATTTGTTTTAAAATTTATTGCAATGTTTGGATACTCTCTCAAATCTAAATCCCAAAGTTTTTCTCTAAATATTTTACTGCCCCACGGATCACCACTGCCTGTTATGTGAACATGAATAAAATTCTTTGTCTTACTTGCTTTTAAAATATTTTCCCAAAGTAAATCATTTATTTGTTTTCTTTTATCATATTCTGGTCCTTCATTAAATTGTATTTTCTTTACTCTGCAACTTGGACAACTTAAATTACAACTTTCATCGCAACTAAAATTTACATGCATAGGAAAGTCTGCTACCAAACTTTTCCTTTCATCTTTAACATTATTCATATCCTCTAAATGATTACTTTGTATTAAAGGACATAATTTCTTTTGACAGTATTTGTAACTGCCATCTACTATACTTGCTCTTATAGCCTGTGCCTTTTCACCATTCCACAATTCATTAAATGGTTGATCTAGTATATTACCAATTTCAAAAGGTAACCATGTAGCACAACACATAAAAACTCTACCATTAGGAAGTACTTCTAACCAATCCCATGGATGAAAACAATATTTTCCTTGTAGATCAGGTTCCGGATTATTATTATCTTCTTGATCTCTAATGTGTACATGTCCCCAAAGAGGATCATCTACAAATGTACCAACCTTCTGAGGAAATGGTCTTATGTTATCATGTTCCAGATTGTTCTGCTGTTTCAACATTTTCATCCTCAGGTGGTACACTACTCCAGTCCACTTCATCTTCTGGAGCGTTGTATAATTTTCTATATTCTCTCATGCATAACTCATAAAAGTCAGTTAGTTCTGGAAATACTGCCGTGAAGTCTTTACCACGTCTATTATCATATTCTTCTACAAATCTGGCAAACTCTGCTCTACGTTTACTTACTTCATAGTTGTTACTTAAACCTGTATAGTCGTCATCTTGTTTTGCTTTTAGGATACAGTCTACAACAATTCTTTTTAATTTCATTGCTTCCCAATCTTCAAACCTTGAACAACTATACCAATCAGGAGTTCCTAAATTACTGTACATAAAGTCTACTGCTGGTATTAAATATTTTTCAATTAGGTCCATAGTTACAATCTGTGCGTCCATAAATCTAGGATGTCTTACATAAGGTATATCAATACCAATCCTGTTTGGAGATACTCCTATCATACCTTTGCGTTCTTTAAAACTTGGCTCGTCAAAGTCGTGTCTAGTAATTCCTTCTGCTTCAAGCCATTCAAAAAATCCTTGATAAGAATATTTTTGTTTAAGTTTTAAAACCCACTTAAGAAAATCACCAAAACTTGTAACACTCAAAAAGTTAAATGCACACATGAAATTTGCTCTTGTGTTTACTGTTTGATCTAGAAAACTTTCTACATTTCTGCGGAACATATCCCAATCCATACCATCTCTTATATACTCTGTTCGTGGTCCGGTGGCTTCTGCACTTACATATATTGCAAACTTTTTAACACAATTATTTTCAGTGAGTATCTTTGATTTTTCAATAAACTTTTCCCAAAGTTTATCAGGTGGACAAGCATTTGTGTTTACACTAAATTCTAATTCAGGGTTTGGATTTTCTATGAGCCAGTCCATTACTTTAAACGTGTCTTTACATAGTAGTGGCTCGCCTCCTGTTATGCGAAGTGTGTGCATGTGTTTATACGCTTCAGGAAACCATTTCCACCATGCTTCAATATAAGGATTATCCTCGTTGTGTGCATAGTGTTTTTCATCATCTCGTATTTGATTATACTTGTGATTCAAAATATCATAGTGTCCGGTTTGTTTAATTTCTTCATGCCATTTTGATGAGAACGCAGGTCCGCAGTAACTACATTTAAAGTTACAGGTTCTCGCAAAACTTACTTCAACATAACTAGGATACCAATCTTCATCACCAGTTAAACTGTTGATCATATCATGGTGTGGCTTACTCCATTGATCCATGCTTTTTAGCACACGATCGGAAATCTCTCCATTGTCTTCAACACGCCAGCAAAAATCACATTCAGCAGGGCGTTGATTATTAAGCATTTCTTTCCTGCGTTCTTTTTTGTAATTTGTGTTATGCAATGCCGCAGGATTCTTTTTAATCTCTTCCAAAGGTATTTTATGAGCACCTGGGTGGTGACAACTATGTGTCAATCCATTTCCTAAATGCATAGTTACCTGTGTCCATTTTGCTAAACAGAAACCACAACCTGTTCTATCTAACAAGTCTTTCATTTTGTTTCTGTTGTCGTATGTAAATTCTAGATGTCCGTACTTATTAAGATCCCATTCAACATCTTCTACACTTGCACGTTGTTTATTATGTCCTAAATTACTCATTATTCAATTTCATTTACTACGTCTTGTTCTTTTACCATTGCACCTACTCTAGCAGGATTGATGTAAACACTTGTAAAAAATTTACTGCCTTCTGCATTTAAGTCTGCAATTTCTAAATCTAATTCTCTTCTTAAATTTTTTCCTAATTCTGTAGATGCAGTCCAAAGTTTTGTGCTGTCCCATTCCATTCCCGTTCTTGCACATAACATATCACCACCAGTAAATTGTGGTGCAACTTCTTCTTTAAAATAATTAGATAACCAATCAAAGTCTCTAACATTTTTCCAATCCCAATTTTCTCTTTGTAGATTAGTCATAGTGCAACCTTGTCTTGCACCGTACACTGCCCATAATCCATTAGGAGCATGAGCACCTACACTCATCCATGTAAGCAACCTACGATAGTTACTTTTATTTAACTTCTTAAATGCTTCCTTGCTGATAACATCTCCGTCTGCAAGACCCATTTTAACGCCTTCTCTAAATCCTGCTCTCCAAGCCTGTAACGGTGATCCATTGTTATGTACATCACAATAAATGTTATTCATTTGAACATAATGTATATTCCAACAAAAATCTACTTGTGCGGCCGCATCATTTTCTGGTGCCGCTTCGTGAGTACGCATTTGTTCAACTACTAATTTTGGCCAACACTTAATACCACCATTACCATAAACCAACCCATTTACCATGTTTTTGCCGGCCCAACTTATTACGTCTACATCTTCAATTTTGTCCATATCAATTTGCAAATTAAAAAAGTCGTCATATACAATATTATCTGCATCAACAGTAATAAATCTATCTGTTTCTGTAAGTTTTGCCGCCGCCTTATGAGCCGCATCACTTCCCCAAACGCCGTGCGATCTTAACGCCCATGGAGCCTTTTCTAAAAGGTCTGCATAGTTTTCATCAGCATTAGGTTCATCATAACTTATAAAAACTATGTCGAATTCGGTTATTGGTATTAAGTTTGCCATATCTATCCTCTTAAAGTAACTCGCATACGAGAACCTCTATACATCAGTGTTTTGTCTCGTAAGTCGATTGGTATCTTAAATGTTTTTGGTCTATCTTTTTGTAGATCTTTAACATCAAATATTAATTGCCCTTCGTATTCATCTGGGTCATCGTGACTTATAAAAATTGTAAACTCAGGGTCAAACTGTTTTAAATCTTTCATATCTGCAACCTTATTAATTATCTCTAATTCATCTTCTGATTTTTGATGCATACTAATATGTGATAAGATATTTGGATCTTCTTTTTCTACTGTAACAATTCTTTGAACTATTCCATCAGAAAAAGGACCTCCCACATATTCTGCATTAGTAATATCAAATCTAATATTTTTGAAACTATCGCCGGTATATAATTGATACTTGTCACTAATATCCATAGTGAAATTTTCGTAAACTAATTCTTTCTCTCTAATTAAGTCTTCTAAAGGAAAGTCTATTGTTTCGTGTATAAAGTCTGGGTCATTCTTATTACAAATAAAAACACTAAAATTTTTTCCACTCTTAATGCGGAATTGTTTATTGCCTAAAGGATCTGAAATGCGTTGTCTTATTCTATCATTAACAATTAGTCTAACTATATTGCTTTTTCTGTGGTATATGAATTGTATATCTAAATGCTCTGCTGGCTTTTTTGCTACATTCACTGGTATTTTTTTCAGTACCGTACTTTTTCTTGTCCATCTAAGGACATCGCCTTTTCCAAGAATATCTAACTCGTCATCATCGTTGTACGCAACCATAAAGTCGTGTACATGCTTTTCGCCTGCAATTATAAGACTAGGAGCATCTGTTTCATGCAAAGATTTTTTTAGATGTGGATCTGTGATGGTGTTGTCAGGTGTACTACATACAGCGGTTATATCGCCTGTGTATTCGTCGTAGTAAATATAGTAAAATATGTCCGTTAGAACTAAAGGTTCTTTTGGGACAAGTTCAATACTCATTATGTATCTCTCTAAAAGGAGCATGTCGCCCTAAATGTAACAATCCTCCTAATGCAAAGTTTTCAACTTTAATTAATTCTTCTTTTATCCAAAAATTTAAATGCGTAGGCCAATTATCATGTACTGCAAGATCTGTATATTCTAATATGCCTAAATCTTTTACATCGTTGGTCATATTTGCAATATCAGTTGTTAACGCAACGAGAATATCTATATCAAACTTTTCTGGAGCAAAATTTCCTAACTCTTTGGAGACATCATTCCAATTTGCACTGTACATACCAAGCAAATCAAACCAAGGTTGGGTTGTTTTCTTTTCAAAGTACCAAAAGTCAGTTAACAATCTTGGAAGATTTAGTTTTTCGTATACATCTATTATGCCTACATTTCTTACCGGTTTGTTGTTAAACGTTTTGCTTTTACTTGCAAATACCAAAGATTGTCCTTGTAATGCTCTTAATATTTCATTTGTATCTTGCAATATCATTGTATCAACTGCACACACTAGGTTGCGTTCAAATGGAGTAGCATGCCATAATTGATAAAGATTTTTTAATGTGTTACCATCTTCGTATCCTGCATCACCAAACGGAAATTCTACTATGTGATCAACATACTCTGCACAATCTTCTAACCATTTTGCTTGGTGTGTAACAAGACATATGTCAACATGATTTGTTTCATGTTTTCGCACAGTCTTTGCAAAATTTCTTACTGCATCATTTAATTTATAAATTGTTTGTTCTGTGCTATGTGCTAAAATTACTATACCTTCGCTCATGTTACACACTCCATCCATTTATCATAATGACGCTCTATACTTCTTTTATTCATCACATGAACATTTTCATCTAACATACGCACAGGTAAATCTTTCCAATTTTCTTTTTGATCATTGGCAAGATATATTATATCATTTGAATTATGAATATGCAATATATCATCTTTCTGATCTTGGAATCGCATAAATGTACCTGGTAAAGTAGATACCATATTGTTCTCAAACATTCCATTCATGATATGTATTGCAATACTTACTGCATAATCTGTTCTAAACATATGTCCAGGAAAATTATATCTAAATTTATAAAAGTCCCAATTATCTTTTACATGACCCCAAATATCAAATAGTAATTTTGCATAAGGAGTTTTTTCAAAATAAATTACTGTTGACCACCACATGTTTATTCCGCCCCTATGTAATCTAATTTCATTTGGATGCGGATTATCGTTACGCAAATTTTTAGCATCTGAATACATTGCAAGTTCTACATTAGAATCAAATATTTGATCTAATAAATTGTTTGCAACCATAAAGTCAATGTCTATTAACAAAGTTTTATCGTATGGACTAAATTGAAATATTTGATCTTTGTTATGGTTTGTAAATTGACTATTAAATGTATAGTAAGGACTATCATGATTTACTCTTGTGTTTGGTATTTTTTCAATAGGAGTAACCACAATATGATCAAATGCCTTTTCATGTAGAGGCATTGATTCTTTCATATATGCATCTGTACCTGGATCAGTAATAAGACATGTTGTGTTATTTTTCATGTGCTTTTTAACACTTAAAGCACACAACACAGCAAGTTTTACATAGTTGATTTGATCGTTATTGTATGCGAACATGCATACGCCAGAAGTTATTTCTTTTTTATTTTCCTGCGTTTTCTTTGGCGAGTTTTTCTTTTTCTTCATCGTCTTGTTCTGGTTCCCATTCAAGTAAGGATTTAATATTCCTACTTCTTCTGACCTTCTCATTTGCAACATAGAATTCATTAGTTGCTTTAAAGTTTGCATCTAGCAACAATACGAGAAACTCTTCTAAATTCTCAATTTTAATTGGAACTTCTTTACTATCAATGATAATTGCGTTTTCGTAACCTCTATCTATTAGTGCTTTTGTATAAGCAATAGTTGTTGGATCAGCAACAAACATACCGTTGTTATGAAGAACGGTAGATTGGTTACGCATTCGCTGTATTAGGTTTTGTTTTTGTATATGTAAAGTCTGTCTGTAATTAGAAAATTGCAGAGCACGACTGAGTCTTTCATCCATATGACACTCCTCAAGAATTTGTAAACTAAATTATATACTTTTTCTACGAGTTTGTCAAGTACTTTATTCAAAAGTATCACTTATTGTTACACTTGTTGGTGCATCAATAGCCAACGTAAGACTTGCGTTTGTTTGGGTATCGAGTTTACGCTGTTGACATTCAATAGTGTGTGTACCGTCTACAGTAGTATTTAGTGCTTGGTTTTCCAGTTCAACTTTGATCTGAAGTTTTGTTCCACTTGTGTTTAATCTACCGTAAAATTTTGCTCTTATATTAGCATAGGATCCGTAGCCACCATATCCGCCGTAGCCACCATATCCGCCGTAGCCACCGTAGCCTCCATAGCCACCATAGCCTCCATATCCACCTCCGCCTCCAGCACCACTTGTTAGTAAGAGTGTCCAAGTTCCATCATTGAACAGTTCGTAAAAACCTTTGTTTGTACTTGTAGCACCTGTGCCAGTTTGTGAAGTAGTTAGACTTGAAAACTTTACAGTTCCAAGTTGTGTGTAAATCTGTGACCATTGTGTATAGGCCGCAGTAGTACCTCCACTAGCAGAAAGAATGAATCTCATTTCTCCACCGCTATTAAAGAAGTATCTTGCTTTGTTGTATGTTGCAAAATCAATATCCCAAATAACATTTATTTCGCTTGTGTTATTTGTGGTAGTACCCCATGCAGTTGTTCTAGCATCTGTACCTTTACTTATTACACTACATACAGTGTCTGAAATATTTTCTTTATTGTTTTCAACATCATTGAGGACACTTTGTATGTTGTTGAAATCTGTAGCAAATATTTTAGCATTTGGATTTCGTATAGCAAGAAAGTTTGTTGTGTTGTTAGTAATAGTTACGCCTTGATTTGTCCGATTAATTACATCATTCAAGTCTTGTGCTTCAATATCTTTACCTACTGAAACATTCGCCGCTTCAGATCCGCCCCAACCATAAGCAAAATTATTTTGATTAGTTGCACTCAACGGAGCACCAGGTGCCGCTGTTGAATCGTATCTATCTCCGTAAATCTTATTACCTAGGTCAATAAGAGCATTTGCTTCTGTGGCCGTAATCGGGTTTCCCTGAGCGTAAGGCATATTATCTTCCTCTTACTACAACTTCAATAGTACCGATATTATCTTCGTCGGTGTATGCCTCCAGTGCTACTGCAAATCTTGAATCAATTTTTGAACCATCAAACGGTACAGCCTTTGCAACACCTGGAATAGCCGCTGATGTTTTTGGATGAACACCTGCAACTACTAATTTTTGTCCTTTTTGTATTGGACCAATTACTTTACATGGAACA